CCCCGCCCTCGTGGTGTATGCGCTCGGCAAGAACACTCGGCGAGCAAAGGAACTGGCTGCGATCCAAGATCCCGTAAAGTTCGCGTTTGCGGTTGCGAAGCTGGAGAAGGAACTAAAGGTGACGACTCGCAAGCCACCGCCGGCGCCAGAGCCCGTTGTTAAAGGCACCGGGCGTGCAAGTTCTGTAGATTCAACACTCGAACGACTGCGTAACGAGGCACTCAAGACCGGCGATATGTCCAAGGTCATGGCCTACAAGCGGTCGCGGCAAAAATAGGAGTCTGAAAAATGGCTAACGCCTTTTCAAAAGAGGAAATTGTAGCGTTCGAGAACATTCTCGAAGGCTTCCAGGATGCGCTCGTTCTGAGCCGTAACGTCAACGTCTACGCCACCGATGGCGCAACGATGGAGCGCGCACGCGACACCATCTGGCGTCCGATGCCGTACATTGCGCAGAGCTTCGACAGCACTGTCGGCTCGTCTATCTCGTCCAACTACGACGACATGACGCAGCTTTCCGTTCCGTCGACCCTCGGCTTCTCCAAGACCTCGGCTTGGAAGCTGAACGCGAAGGAACTGCGCGACGCGCTGCAAGAAGGTCGCCTCGGCGATGCCGCCAAGCAGAAGCTCGCGTCCGACATCAACCGGTCCGTTCTGAGTGTCGCCTCGAACCAGGGCACGCTCGTCGTTGCAGTCGCTGGCGCGGCTGGCGATTACGACGACGTAGCACTCTGCGATGCGATCATGAACGAACAGGGCGTTCCGGACTACGACCGCTATCTGGCGCTCTCGACCCGCGACTACAACGGGTTGGCGGGCAATCTGGCGACGGCTACCCGTTCGTTCGGTAACGCTAAGTCTGACCGCGCATACGAGCGTTCTTACGTCGGCATGGTTGCAGGTTTCGATACCTACAAGATGGACTATGCCAACCGTCTGGCCGCCCAGGCGACGAGCGTCACCATCGCCACCAACGGCGCGCAGGTTCGTTTCGTTCCGCGAGCAACCACGACCTCGACCGCGGGCGTTCTGAACGTGGACAACCGATACCAAACGGTAACGGTATCGACCACGACCGGCGTCAACGCAGGCGACGCGTTCACTATCGCTGGCATCGAAGCCGTGCATCAGATCACCAAGCAGTCGACGGGTCAGCCGAAGACTTTCCGCGTGATCTCGGTTGACAGCGGCACGACGATGACGATTTCCCCGCCGATGATTGGCGCGAACTCGTCTCCGACCGACGCCGAGCTTCAGTACAAGAACATCAACGTAGCGTCGACCTCGGCGACTGCGGCGATTAACTGGCTGAACGACAACGCCTGCAACGTCAACCCGTTCTGGTTCAAGAACTCGATCGAGCTGCTCCCGGGCCGATATGCAGTTCCGACCGACAGCGGCGCGGCGGTCATGCGTGCAAGCACGGACCAGGGCATCGAACTGGTGATGCAGAAGTTCTACGACATCGACACCATGACGATCAAGTATCGTCTGGATACGCTGTACGGGGTCGTCTGCACCGCGCCCGAAATGGCCGGCGTGCTGATCTTCGGTCAGTAATGACTGAATAGAGAGGGGCGGCGCAATGCCGCCCTTTCTCTTTGGGAGGATGATTTATGCCGTTGAAGAAGGGTTACAGCCAGAAGTCGATCAGCTCGAACATCTCGAAGGAGATGAAGTCGGGCAAGCCGCAGAAGCAGGCGATCGCAATCGCGCTCGAGACTGCACGCACCGCGGCTAAGAAGGCGGGCAAACCGTCGAAGGCACCAAAGAAGGGGAAATGATGTATCCGCGCCACGTTTACTGCTCGCCTGGTCCGTATCAGAAGACAACCAGCCATCCCACATGGGGATGCAAGTCGGTCGAGAGCGAGGAAGAGCTGGCAGAGGCGCTGGCGTCGGGTAAATGGTTCGAGTCGATTGCGGAGGCGTGCGAAGCCGCGGGCGAAGCCGCCTATCCGCGCCTGCGCGGGCGTATGCGCTCGATTGCTCTGCGCAAGCGGCGCACGTATGCTTTGCCCAGTGACGACGCACCGCCGTCGCGTGGGGAGATTGAACAACAAGCGCGCAAGCTCGGGATTCGCTACAATGCCCGAACGGCTGACAAGGTATTATTGGCGCGAATCAGCGAGGTGATGCGAAGCAATGGCGTACACGAAGAGGCAATTCGTTGAGGCAGCGCTCACCGAGATAGGACTAGCGTCCTACGTTTTCGATATCCAGCCGGAACAACTCGAGTACGCACGGCGGCGCTTAGACGCCATGATGGCGGACTGGAACGGCAAGGGCATTCGGCTCTCCTACCCGATACCCGCTTCTCCCGAGCAGGGCAGCCTGGCAGAAGAAACCAACGTTCCTGATAGCGCCAACGAGGCGGTTATTCTCAACCTCGCCGTGCGCCTGGCGCCGTCGTATGGCAAGCAGATCATGCCCGACACGCGCCTGCTAGCTAAGACCGCCTACGATACCGTCTTACAGCGCGCTACCGCTCCGATTGAGCTGCAATTCCCCGATACGCTCCCGTCCGGCGCAGGTAACAAGTACTGGCGCGACGCTGACGATCCTTTCATGCCGACCCCGGTTGATCCTGTCGAGACAGGCCCCGAGGGCATTCTGGAGTTCAACTGATGCCGCAGATTATCAATCTCTCCCCCATCGGCGAGGTTTTACCAGGCGATAGTCTGCCGATCTTCGACGAGTCGAACGGCGATACGCGGCGGGTGTCGGTGGGGCAGATGCAGACCTACATGCAGAACAACCTCGACATGCCCGACAACTCGGACGAGGTTAACTTCTTGCAGGCGGGCACGGGCGCTGTCACGCGCACGGTGCAGAGCAAGCTGCGGGACGTGGTGTCGGTTAAGGATTTTGGGGCTGTTGGTGATGGGGTTACGGACGATACGGCGGCCATTATCGCCGCCCTTGCTGCTGTTCCTGTAGGAGGAACCGTTGTTGGATCTGCTGTTGATACCTATTTGGTGTCATCCAGATTCGATATCACCTCGCGGACGCTGAAAGATATTAACCTCAAGTACGGCAGCAACACCGCGACTATTTTGCTGATCGGGAACGCTTCTCTTCAAAACGTCAAAATTAACGCCAATACCCAGCAAAAACCTTTTGCTCAGGCGCTGTATGGCTACGTCAACCTGCATAACGCATCCGGTGCGGTAATCAAAGGGCTGACCATAACAAACGGCGCAGAGGTTAGTGCAGGGATCTTCTGTTCGACAAAGGCAAGCTATACCACGATATCTGACTGCAACTTGGATCAAGTAGGCTTTGGGATATTTTTCAGGGATTACGAATACCCGCTGGGAACAGGGCCAAATAACCGCATTGTGGACGGTGTTACTTACACAGGAACGATTGGGCGCGGATTGTCGATTTCAAATTGTGAGCTCGGCAACGATACGCTCTACAACAACCGCGGGGATGGCATAGAAATAGATGCTCGTACATGGCGGTTCTCTGAAGTTTCCGTTTCTAACTGTCGAGTCTTTGGGAAAAACTCAGCCGATGCCCCTAGCGGATCTTCTGGTCTGTTGATGGGTTTTGCCAACATAGACCGACTGCAAGTGACGGGGTGCATGTTTACGGACGGACTGATGAACGCTGGCGCCTTGCACGTCGAAGTGTCAACCGGCGTTGTTTTTGCAAATAATGTTTTTAACAATTGCTGGACCGGAATAGGCGTAGGGTCTCAAGGAACCGATCATGTTCTTACTGGAAACAGTTTCAATAATTGCAAGCAACCGATAATTCTTGCCTCTAATGCTATTGAGCAGGTATCCGGCGTCATAATCTCTTCAAATACTTTCGTAGATACAACAGGGTATCCGTTGCAGGTATATGACTCTTCCAACGTAATGATTCATGGAAATATTTTTAAGAACGTCACCATTACATCAAGTCAGCTCATATATTTGTATAAAAACCTAAACGCAAACGCGATAAACAACATTTCCATCAGAAACAATACTTTTATGAAAACCAACGCCGTTGCTGTCAATATTATTGATTCGAGCGCTGCTGGGACGGTGACAAACGTTTTCACGAAAGATAATAATTTCATTGGTTTTGATAACTCTGCGCTTGAGGTTTACAGAGACAAAGCCACCGCGCTCGGGCTTTGCGAGGAATACTTCCCTCTCAGCGGAGCAACGTTGTCTGGGATGATTGCAAGATCAAACGCAGATCCGACCGGCTACATCACGCCCGCTACCGGCGACTTCTGCGTGGATGTCGTAAACGGAACGCAGTATCGGTGGAGCGGCTCCGCGTGGGTCGCGCTAACTTGGAATTGATCATGCCAACCCTAAAAAACCTCCTCCGCTCCCGCACCATCCAGTTCTCGATCGCACTGGCGGTGCTGAGCGTTCTGCAAGGCTTCGTTTTCCACCTACCGCTCCCGCCCGCCGGCCAGGCGTTCGTCGGGTGCATGATTGCCATCGCTGTCGTGGTGCTGCGCGCGATCACGACGATGCCATTGAAGGAGCGCTGATCGTGACGGATGTTGACCCCGTGAAATTCGGACTGCTGATCGGGCAGGTAAAGACGCTTGAGGCGCAGGTCGAGGACTTGCAGAAGGACGTGAAGGAGCTCCTCGCGCTCGCCAATCGCAGCCACGGCGGGATCTTCGCCGGCATGGCGATTGCGTCAGCGCTCGGGGGCTTGGGAACCTGGTTCGTTAATCACTTGGTGAAGTAAAGATGCCGACGATCAACAAATTGCCGCTGCTCGATACCATCTCTGGCGGCGACCAGCTCCCCGTCTACTCCCCGAACGCAGGCGATGCTCGGAGGATGTCGATCAATTCGCTGGCGGATTACATGCAGGACGTAATCACGCCAGACAACGCCGCGAACATCACCTACGACCCCGCCGGCACCGGCGCCGTGGCGCGCACCGTGCAGGCGAAGCTGCGCGATGTTGTGAGCGTGAAGGACTTTGGGGCGGTGGGGGATGGGGTTACGGACGATACTGCTGCAATCAATGCAGCATTATCCGCCGCCGCGACCAATGGCTGGGCGGTTTCTTTTCCTGTTGGCACCTATCTTCACAACGCAAAGCTTGTCGTAAAAAATGGCGTGCGGGCGTTGATTGGCGAAGGTGGCGTTATCAAGGCGTCTTCAAATTCGTGCGGCATTCTTCTTGCTGGAAAACAATCTCTGGAACTAAACAATGTTTCGGATTGCGATATTCTGAATCTCATTATTGATGGCAACGGGTATTCGTTCACCGCCATCGAAGGACAAAACGTTCAGAAAAGCAATGTTACCGGAAACGTCATCAAGAATATTACAGACGGCTACGGGATCATGTTCCGGTCTTATCTGGCTGGCGCTCGGAACACGTCGTTCGTCAATATCTCAAACAATCGAATTTCTCTAACCACGGCTTACTACGGAGCAGGTGTTAGCGCCATCGCGCTGGATGTGTTGAACGCGGAGCTAAATTATGCGCCCTATGCTGATGCGGTTGCATACTGGCAGGGCACATTTACTGCGGCGCTTCCTACCTACTTTGCAGACTTGTGCGTGGTCTCTAACAACCTGATTTCAGGTGGGTACTACGGCATTTCGTTGGCAGGGGCGACCCGCGTCGGCGTAACCGGAAACTCGGTTGAACTAAACACGCGCAACATTTCGATTCAGCACGGAAGCTCAAGAAACACTGTTTCGGGTAACAACTTTTCTGAGTCTGCTTCAAGCTCCATTCACCTGGCGTTTGGTTCATCCTTCAACGTCATCACTGACAACAAGATCAAGAACGCATCGAACGGCGGCGAGGCGCTGATTCAGGCCCGCCAAGGCTGTGCCGATAACGTCATCTCTTCCAACCAAATCGCCGCGCTTGGGACAACTGGAAACCAATATTTCATCTATATCGGTCCGAAATGCGACCGATGCCTTGTGGAAGGCAACCAGTGTTACGGAAACGCTGAACGCGGAGGGATTTGCGTTGAAAGCGACTGGAATACTGCGGTTCCTAACCAGTACAGTTACGCATACGGAAAAACACTTCCGGGCGAATGGTCAAACGCGGCGCTTACGGGCGTTGTGGTTCGTGGCAACCTTATAAATTTGACTTTCGTTCGCCCGGCCTTGATGTTTTTTGCTATTCAAGGCGTCACCAATTCGTGCAACCTCACCGGATGCGTTGCCGATGGCAACACAGTCACAACAACGACGCCGTACTATCAGTTTGAGGTGTACGAATACGGGACCGCAACTGTCTCTGATCTTCAGGCAACGGGGAACAGCTTTAGTGTCGGGGCCACTTCGTCGCAGTTTGTGATGCCGCGGGGATGGCTACATTTTTCCAATCGAGCGCAGAACAAGATTCTCGATACTGCCATTGTTACGTTTACTAGTGGTGATACAACGCCGAGCGTCAAATACGGCAGCACGGCGTACCTGTGCGGAAATTCGTCGGCAACATCAATCACATACTTTGATGACGGGGCGGATGGCATGGAGATCACCGTAAAGCTCGACGTGAATACGACACTTGTTCACAACACGTCGCTGATGCGACTGAAGGGCGGCGTTAACGTCACCGGCGTGACTGCAAACGACTTCATTACGCTGCGAAGATACTCAAGCATATGGTTTGAAACTTCGAGGAGCTTTTAATCCGTCGCCGCCGCCGCCCCATTTTTGCTAGACTTGCACCAACCTCACGGAGCGTGACATGTACAACATCCAGTTCACCCAACGCGACAAAAGCAACCAGGTCGTGACGCCTGCTGCGACGAGCGCGAGCGTCACCGTCAACAGCCA